CGGACTTTATCGCAGAGACCGCCGTTTCCGCAGGAGGTTAATAAAATGATGAGAAACCTTTTAAAGGGATTAAACATCATGCTGGCGCCGGACGGCGGCGCGGCAGGCGGTTCAGCGGATAACGGCACACCGGCAGCCGGTAACGCGGATTCATCAGTAGCAGGCGCATTTGACGCTGCCGGCGCGGACGGAGATAAACCTAAAGACGAACCCAAAAAGGGGAACGATTCTGGGGGAGCTAATCCGGAAAGCGAGATCAAATTAGCCGCGTGGGCCGAGCAGCTTCCGCCTGAAATGCGTTCCAACGCAGAATCGGCGGCAAAGCTTGCGAAGTTCCCGAAGATCGGCGAACTGGCGAAGGCGTACCTTGAGCTGGACGCGAAAGCCGCAAATGGGGGAATCCCGGGAGAAAAGGCGACAGCAGAAGAAATCGCTGCGTTCTGGGAGAAAGCCGGGCGGCCGAAGACAGCGGACGGATATTCCTTCGCTAACGACAAGGATAACAACGGCGCGGATTTTGCCGACGCTGCTTTCAAAGCGAACCTCACATCAGGACAGGCAGACACTATGTACAAAGTTCTGAATGAGAATGGCGCCGCGAGGTATCAAGCCATGCAAGCAGGAATGATACAGGCGGAAAACGAAGCGACGCAGGCCTTGGCCACGGAGTACGGATCCAAAGCGAAAGAAAAGATGGAATTGCTTACAAGAGGACTCGCAGCTGCGGGTCCGAATATGAGCCGTCTCATCAGACAGGCGGGACTGTCGGGCAACCCGGAAGTATTAAAAGCCTTTATTGCATTCGGCGAGATGACTGCGGAAAGCGGCGCAGCCAGGGGCAAAGGGGCGGGTGGATCCCTTAAATCGGCTTACGACGAAGGATCCATTGAGTTTAAAACATAAGGAGTTAATTTAATGGCTACATTGAATATGAACGATCAGATGACTGCGCTTGAACTTACAAAAAGGCAGAACGCGCCTGATCCGTTTCACATCATTGAATTGATGCGCGAAACAAACGAAATGCTTGTTGATGTTCCGGCGTTTGAAGCAAATAACGGAACCAGAAACATGGCAATTCAGCGCAGTATCAAAAAAATCGGCGAACACCGCATCTATAACAGCGGTGTTGGTAAAGTCGCAACGCAAACAACAAAAATCGAAGACCGTATCGCCATGATGGAAGCGTACGCGGAAGTTGACGCATCCATGGTGAAGCATACGGGGAACATCGAACAGGCGCGCAGATCCGAATACATCGCGATTGTAAAAGGCATGGGTCTTACCCAGGGCGAAACAATGATCTTTGGCGACGGCAAAAAAGACGAAGAATTCGACGGGCTCATGGTTAGGCGAAACAAGATTGATGATATTACAACATTTGATGCCGGCGGCAGAAGCAATGACAATGACATGACGAGTCTTTACCTGTGCTCCATCGGCAGGGAAATGTTTCATTTCATTTATCCGAAGGGCGCAAAAAACATCGGCATTGAAAGGATTGATAACGGGCTTATAACCATCCAGGACCCGAACGACGCGGAAAAGAAATACCGCGTTTATCAGGACTGGTTCTCTGTTGAATATGGTATCGCGGTTATTATTCCTGAATCTGTTATCCGCATTGCCAATATCACAAAGAATATGAGCGGCGATGCTCTTGTAGAAAAGATCATTGAGATCAGTTACAAGGTACCAAAAGGCGCGTCTACCTACGCAATGTACTCTAACGACAGCATTTTATACAAAATCGATAAAGCTGCCGGCAACAAAGGCAATGTGGTTCACACGCGTGAAGATCCTTGGGGTAAACCGATCACCCATATCAGGAACTTCCGCTGCAGGCAGATGGATGTTCTCGCATACACCGAAGATCGGGTCATGTAAGGGGGCATGGAAAATATGGGAAACAATACAACATTTCATTATGACGCGTTTAACGATTTCGGAACCCTGGACGCTCCGGGGGATTTTCCGAACGTTCTCAATCTGGTTGACGCTTCCGCGGATCGCATGACAATCGATCTCAAACTGCCTTCGGGCAATATTGAAAGCGCGGCGGGCGTGACATTGCAGCTCAAAGGCAGCGATACGGAAGACGGCGCCTACACGAAAATTATCGAAAGCGGCGTTCTGACAGAGGAGATAATCGGCGAGGGCTACGGTCTGCCGATTCCGAAAACCAAGTACAAGTTTTTGAAGGTTGCCATTTCCGGCAGTTTTACCGGGAAGATCCAGGCGATCATCAACTCCCACCTTGGCATTTAAGGATGGTTTAAAAGATGAATATTTTTAAATCAATCAAAGACGTGTTTTACGCGACAGGAAACAATAAAACAATTCCTCTTGAGGGCGAAATGCTTGCCCGGGCGGAAGCGCTCTACGAGGTCAAAGAAGGCAACTGGACACCGCCGCAGAAGAATGTGTTTTTTGAAGACCTTAAAGCTTTTGAGAAGGACGGCACCGCCGCGACTCCGGAAAAGAAAGCGTTTTTTGAAGCGCTCGAAGAAAGCTGCAAGAAGTCCGAGGAAAAGTCTGATTCAAAGCAGCCGGAACTTGGAACGGATGGGAAAGCGAAAGTTTACAAGTATCGCGTGAAAACAGACTGCACGTTCAAGGGAAGTTACCGCAGAGTTGGTGAAATTATCATTTCTGCGGTGGAGTTGAAAGTTCCACACTTTTCTCCAGTGGAAAAAGAAAATATTTAAAAAAGTCGGAATTAAAAGTGTATCCGGCGGCGAATAGCCGCTTGATATAACGGTAAGCGGTCGGGAAATAGGAAAATAGGCGGGTTGGAAGACCTTCGACTAACCGTATTTTTTTAAGGAGGAGTGATATGAAAAAATTCTTATTGCTCGCAATTGCACTGATGACTCTCTTTGCCGTGAATGTCACGGCGGAAGGCGTTAACGGTCCGGGTGTGTCAGACACTATTCTGGCAGCGGAAATGCCGGGAGATAGTCCGCAGCTATCGGAAAACAGCCGCGAAAAAACCTTCTCGCAGGAAGTGATAAACATCATTTCTGAAACAAAACTACTTTCATTTTTAAACATTAAAACCATCGATTTCTACAGTTTTTATGTTAGAAATGACAACACTCTTAACATTGTGAGTGGATTTAATTGTGTAATCCAGGAGGTGCTGTCCCTCCGGGAGGCTTGAACCCTATTTCCTGTATTTGAAAGGGTTTAAAGACCTGACAGCGCGGCGCCGTGCCGAATCTGCCGTTGGCAGAACGGCGCCGCAATTTTAATTGAGAGGTGTATCCATGACGGTAACAAACGTATTTGAAGGTGAAGATTCTAGGATTGGCAAGATTATTACCACTACCAAAAAGATTCAGGAAATTGACAGCGCTATAAGCGTTATTAGATATAACGATGAACTGTACGCTTCAATCCCGGATGTAGTAAGCGTTTTAAATAACGGAAGAGAGGCTTTAGTCGCGGAGTTGAAAACCTTATGAATATGAAAATCGCTCTTATTAACCGCGCTCTTTATTCGGCGGGTCTTTTAAACAGTCACGGCGCGGATTTTTCGCGGATATCAAGAGACGACAGAAATAATCCAGACAGGAAATACTCCTTCGATGTGTGTAGATCTTACTACCTTTCCACTTACCTTGAAATCCTGTCCGAAGTTCCCTGGACTTCAGGACGCAGACGCAAACGGTTATTGAAAAGACGGCGTCCTTACGGTAATACCGGATACAACTTTACTTACGGTCTGCCCCGGGACTGCGCAAGGCCTGTCGAACTGTCAGGTAAGGCGTATTACATAATCGAAGGCAGTTATCTTTGTACCAACGAAGATAAAGCTGAACTTCTGTACGTTTCCAACGGCAGGGTTTTTTCCGGAAATATCAACGTTACCGCTGCGCCTGACGTTGGCGAAGACGCCAACTTTACCAGTTATCCGGGCGGAGTTGATGAAGACGATATTATTCCAGATGAAGTTATTAATCCCGGGGACATCGAAGAATTGGAAAATGAAGATGACAAGAATAATCCCCGCGCTGATGATGATTATCCTGACTATAAAGCGCTCGATATGGAACCCAAATTCTGGGAACTGCTGGAAATGTCTCTCGCGGCGAAGTTTGCGATTAAGAATACACAGCAGCCGCGGCTTCATGACACTTTAATGCAGAAGGCGTTATTGATTAAAAATGACGCTATTAAATCTACAAAGAGTATTGTTACCGCGAAAAAAGAAAGTAATCCCTGGTGGGCTGATACCTTGGGACTTCCCAAGTCGCACGATTATTAATGAGGAATTGAAATATGGTATTAACCAATTTTGCAAGCGGCGAGTTATCTAAGACTCTTTTTGGACGTATTGATCTTCCTCAATACTTCAGCGGCGCCGCGCATATGGAGAATTTTGACGTTATTCCTACCGGGGGAATCAAACGGCGCAGCGGGTTTGAGAGACTTCTTGAAACGGACGGCTCCGGAAGGATTATTCCATTTTATATTAACCGCGAAGTTAATTATTTATTACATTTAATTCCTAATAAAATCAGAGAATATAAAATAGAAAATGGTGTAATTAAACAACCGTTTATAGAATATGGAAATAATCTGGATAGAAAGTTTTATGAAACTGTTAAAGATATCGAAAAAGTTCAATACGCGCAGAATCATGACTCGATGATTTTATGCCATGAAGATTATAAACCGATAATTGTTAGAAGGGAAAATAATAATCTTTATATTAGTACTTTCAATATTAATATAAATGTAGATATAGAAGCGAAAGATGGTATTAATAAAAATGATTTTTTTGAAAATGATAAATATTTTATAGATAAAAAATGGTTTAATGATAATAAAGAATGGCCGAAAGCCGTCGCTTTTATGAACAACAGGCTTTATTTTGCCGGTACCAGGAATAATCCGCAAAGAGTATTTGTTAGCAAAGTTGACAGCATATATAATTTTTCAACATACAAAAAATTTATAACCGAGAAAAAAGAATATATATTCATTGACGGAAAAATTAATATTGGTACCAATAAAATAGATATGAATATACCAGGCGAGTTTGGAAAGTTTGTAAAACCGTTGACTGAATATTATATTCAATCTCCATATTTTAATGATGATACAATGCTGGCGGGTATAAACGATCATACGTTATTACTTACTAAAAATACAAAATCGTTTAAATTGAGTCAGAGTCAATTAAATGTGTTTACAACATGGAAAAATAATATAAATACCGACTGGTCAGCTCCTTATGAAATAGTATTAGACCAATCAAGCGGCGCTAGACCGGTGGGAGGAGTACCGCCTGTTAAAGCGCAGTATAACGCTTATCAAGGTAAATTCAAATTCGATAATTCAGAATATAATCTACAAAATATTCAAGAGTGTGTTAACACAGAGTCATATTTATATAATTTTATACGCGAAAGAGTTCCATCTCCGGTAGGTAACAATCTCTTTTTATATGAATTTTATACTAATATTTTTATCGATTTTGTGCATGCTTTCTATTTGGCAATTCAGAATACATTAAAATACCCGATTAATATTCAGGGAATAAGTACAACGTTATACGGCACACCAGAACAAATATATCAGCAAGTATTAGGCAATGTTTCTTTTGTTGGTAATTATGCCGATACTTCAATCGTTTTTTATTTAAAAGAACCGGAAATTGACATTTATCCTACTCCTGACTGTGGTTTTACTTTTGAAGTATCAAGTAAAACTATCGATATAATCCAATGGCTTGCGGTAAATAAATGTTTAATTATAGGAACTGATACAGGCGAGTACTTAATGCCTCCGGATGTACATGCTAATAACATTCAGGTTGTACCAAGCAGCCGTTATGGCAGCGATTATATTTCGGGTGAAGTAATAGGTAACGCTACTTGTTTCTTTCAGACCGGGCGCAAGAGTCTTGTGGAATACTATCCGAATGAAAATGACCATTTCCGCGCGAATAATATGGCGCTTCTTTCACCGCAGATGCTGCACGAAAGTCAGGCTAAAGAATTTGATTTTACTACGGCGCCTTATACTAAACTGTTTATTACCCGTGAAGACGGGCAGATGGTTACGCTTCTTTATGACCGCACTACGGGCACGTTCGCTTGGACTCGTATTTCTACCGGGGAAGTTGTTAACGATATTATTACTCCTGAAGAAATTCAGGAAGCAAAAAAATACCACGCGCAAAGAGTTGAGGCGTCGTATGAGGAATTCGGCGAGATGCATCCGGGACAGTTCGTTCCGCCAAAGAAACTGTTACGCGTTATCAAAGGGAAAATCAACAGCTGCGCGGTTATTCCAGGAAAAAACGGGTTTGATGATGTCTACTTGCTCGTAGACCGGGAAAATATAAGTTACCTTGAACGCCTGCAGGAAGACGGTACTGTCTATCTTGATTCATGGAAGGAATGGAAATTTAAAAATGACAATGAAAAATCTTTACTTCTTGATTCTTACAAAAGCCATGCAGTTGTTTATGACGAAAAGGAAAATAAAATTTATAAACGTGACGAATTAGACGCGCTGCCTCCATCTGCCGATGATGATAATCCGCGTTATATCGGGTACCAGTATCAAAGTATTTTTAAATCAATGCCGGTTATTAAAAATGAAAAAATGCAGGAAGTATCGATGACATGTATGTATGTCAGGCTGCTTGACAGTTATATACCGGATATATGGGGTACATCTAAAGTCAGCGCTGCCGAGCCTGTTGACGGAGTTTTAAAAATTGTAAATATGCTTGAAGGTTCAAAAACGAACCTTCAGTTCTCAATAATTCATGATAAGCCGAACAGGTGTAAGGTCCTGTCGGTTTACGCGGAGGTGTAAATTATGTCTTGGCTTTTAGCAATAGGCGCGGCTATAGGCGCCGGAATGGGCTTCTTGAATACTGGGCGCAACAGAAGAAATGAAAGAGAGTCGCTTAAACGGGAGCAAGCAAATTTAACCGCACAGTACAATTACCAAAAAGAACTGTCTGACAGACAGTACGGCATTCAAAGAGGCGAAGCCATGTGGCAGCTCGCTATGCAAAACCGCGCGGTTAATGAAGGCATGGATCAGTTTACGAATCAATTCAATGCGCATCAGCTCTCCCGGGCGTACGGCGAACAGGACGCACGGATTCAGACGGCTTCGGGAATCGGCGCCTCTCTTGCTTATGAAAATATGAGCGGTACCCGCGGAAACGAAGCGAACCAACTTGTTAGGGATTACGCTTCACAAGGTCTTGATAGGCAGGTTGCGCTTCAGGACAGACAGGACGCGAATGTTCTTGCCGGTACCATCCAGGACGCGAACCGGGCAAGAACGTCGATTGAACATGAAAAAGCGGCATGGGAAACAGGCGGGTATCGGCACGATATGAAAGAAGCCGGAGATTTGTACAACAAGCAAATATACGATCTTGGACATGCTAATTATGAGTATCAACTGGATTATATGGATCGATGGGACACCAAGGCTCTTGATTATACTGCGGGAATAATTGGCGGTGCGTCTTCAGGGCTTGGTATGGCATCGGGAATGAGTTCGTACAATTCAAATTGGGGAAATTTATTTAAGAGCAGCTCTAATTCTGCTACAAACGCTTTTATGCAAGATAGAAGGTATATTTAAGGAGGCTATATGGCACGCGCGACGGTAATGGACGCATTTAATGCGGCAGGACATTTTTCTAATCAGGTATTGGGAATAATTGACGAGAAAAAAAGAAAGGAAGCGGATGCATGGTTAAGTTATCTACCTGCAAATTTCACTACTTACATGGAAGACCGTATAAGGGATAACCCTTTTAATTACACAGGCAACCCGGATGATCAGGCGGATCTGGATAGATATACGGCGCAATACATGAGCAAAATGCAAAACTTCGCCGGGCAATACTATTCCAACCAATTGAAAGGTAAAGAAGGAATACCCTATTACCAAGAAAGAGTTATGCATATGCAGAAGCAGAATTTTGAGAAGATTGCCAACATGGCAAAGCAAAAACAGGATAAATGGCGATGGGATCGCGAAAATGTGCGCTACGAAGAAGATGTGATAAAACATATTGCAACTGGTATTGAAAAAGGATTAACTCCGCAGCAGATAATGACTGACAATGAAAACAGGTTAAAAGTACATACAACTAGAAACGAGAAAGATGCGCAGCAGATTAACCAAATGCGAAGAGACGCACAAAGATATACCTACCAGCATTATATGCTTGATAAAGTCGGCAAGATAGAAGATCCGCGTTTGCTGCGCGAGGAATTCAATAAAGCAAGGTCCGCTTTCGATTTTATGCCGAAAGAGTCTTTAAACATTTATGACGAAGCCGGTAACGTTACCGGCACGGAAGAAAGCGCTTGGGGGTTCGACGGCAAGGATAAATTTGACGAAGCTGTGCTGCAGAATAGGTGCATGGAACTCTTTCGCGGGCGGGAAGATTATTTTCAGAGAGGGCTTTTAAACGCGTCGTCAAGAGAAGATTACGAAAGGCTTATTCAATTTGCGAAATTTAATGGTTCTCTGCTTAACGAACATTATAACAACGGGAACCCTTTGTCAGAAAACTTAAGCGGCGAACATAAATCAGCCGCAAGAGGGTTCTTTAACTGGAGAAATATTGAAGGGCATTTGAAGCAAAAAGATGGTGATAAGGCACTTCAAATACCATTAAATTGGAGAACAGCGATCGAAGCAGCGCATACAGGCAAGGAGTATAATCTTGGCGGTAAAATGGTCAGGTTTGAGAATTTTGAACAGACTGTACATAATATAATGGCTCTTCAAAAAGAAGCATTCATGTATGAGAAAAGAGAACTTCCAGAGGCAACACGTGAAGAATTATGGCAAGAAAAGCACGGGCAACTGATGACCAAATTTTTTGACGAATTTAGAAATTATTTGAGAGATGTAAGTCCAGCATCGCTTAACACCTATGATAAATTTACAGCAAAAGAAAAAAACTTATACATTGACGAAAAAAGCGCATATTATAGCAAGGAATTTTTGGAAGATCGCGGACAGTCCGCTATAGATTTCTTTATGAATATGGTATACCGACAAAATATTTTAGATCACGCGACAATGGAAAGAGAAATGAATTATTTTATTGGTGAAGGAATATTTAAAAAGGTAAAGGAAGAGGGAAACAGACGTACAGCTAATGACATTGGAGGACAAATAAAAAATAATGCGAGGTTAAGCAGAGAACTTGAAAGTCCGGAACTTGATATCGGCGCTTATAATATTGTCAGACTTGGAAAAAATAGTTTTGAAGAAGACGGTCGCCTGGCATCTATAGGCTTCCGAGACAAAGATTTACAAGGAATTGCAGAACGGTTCGCGGAACGTGAACGCGGTAGGATGGCTTTATCGCTTGGCGGTGATATTGACGATCTTGTACCGGAATGGATGCCTTCAAAAAAACAAAAAAATGATATACAGCCAAAAGCACAGTTCCGCTCCAGATCAACTGGGGAACTGTACTATATGAGTTATGACGATAACGATAAAGAAGTTCGGATGAAGTTTGATAAGACTAAGAATGAATGGGTAGAAGATAAAAACCTAGGTCGACCGCAATCTACAGGAGAAAGAGTAGCAAGCCAACTGCTGCCAAAGACATTTGATAATATATTGGGAAGTTTAAATAACGGTAAGAATCCGTTAAACGGTGAAGATTTTGATATCCAAAAGTCTCCGCCGCCCGGCTCCGCTCTTTCCGCAAATGATTGGAAATCCCATTCAGTAAAAAAAGATGAAATATGGGCAAGGTATTTTAGGGATATCGAAGCGAAAATACAGAAAGAACCGCCGCCTGTCAGTAACTCTATCCAACTGAATGCCTATAAGAATAATTGGAGAACTTACAGCGAAACACAGAAAAGGCAGTTGTGGTGTGATTATTTAAAGCAGCAGGGAGTTTGGTAATGATAAATATATTAGGGAGAAATATAAATTGTATTTATACTACTCAAGCTATCAACATCATCAAAAAAAGAGAGATCATTCGGGACACCACCAATCCAAAAACATGGAGTAGCGTAATTATTTCCAGGACGATAATACCCACCAGCAATATATATTTTTCCTTTATAGGATGCATAACAAAATCCTTCAAAGCGTTGTGCTTGATAGGGAGTACGATCATTATTAATATAATAACAATTATCACCCAACATATAAACATTGCCATTATAAACAGAAAAAGCATCGTTCAATGTAGTGGTGGTACTAGAAATAATAGTTTGTTTCTCGTTAATCCAAAAACAAGCACGAAAAACACCTCTTTCAACAATTTGAGTTGCACCAATATAGACAATATTATTTTCAATAATTATTCCTGTTGTGTAATAAAAATCTTGAGAATTAGGAAGTTCATGCCGTACACCGTTACGCCAATAACACGCGTATTTAATATTCCCTGCTTCATAATACCCAGCAATATACACAACTCCATTATAAACTGTCAACTGCCTTATTATCCCATCTTTAATAGCAGGTTGCTTGACGCCATTAAGCCATACAAATCTGACATTGTTTTTATCCGAACCGAGAATATAAACATCATCATTATAAACATATATCCCAAATACATGATCACAATCAGGCAATTCGTAAGGAGTGCTATCAATCCAATAACGATATACTTTCACAATACCAGAATTATAATTATTACGAGATGTAGATTGATATTCTCTATATACTCCAGCAGTATAAACTTTGTGAGAAAAGAAGTCACCTTTAACAGCAGTAATTGCAGAAATAGATACACCATCAATTTTATGCATATACCCATCCGACCAGTAGCATGCACGTTCGATATTATTTTTTTTATAAGAACCTCCAATGTAAACTGTTGGTTTGTCATTGGAAAATTGAGCGTAGGTTATATGTGTAGTAATAGTAACAAGAAGAAAAAAGAAAATAGTATTTTTCATATTAAAAAATCTCCTTATTCAAAAAATAATATAAAACATCGTAAAAATCAAGAAAGGAAGGTATCATAATGTCAGATTTATTTGAAAAAGAACAGCGGCATAATACATTTACGCTTCCGGAAAGCCCGGAGAATTATAAGCCGGACATGGCGGTTCCGACATTTAAACTCCCGGAAACGGTAGAAAATAATAAATCACAGTCTCATCAGAATTACGCAGAACTCCGTAAAGGCTGGGCTGAAGACATAATAAAAAACAATGAATTTCAAGAATATATGCAAGCAGGTACGGCTGCAGGATATTCTCTAGGTGAGTACAGAACTGTTTATAACTCTTATAAAAATGGAGAAATTGACGAAAATACCGCATGGAGAATGTTTTCAAGTATTCCTTTAACCCACTATTTAAATGACTATATGGGAGCGAAGGCAGAACTATTTGAAGTTTTAAGAGATTACGATGGACACTGGCAGTACATATCAAATGACAGGCAAAACCGCTTTCCAACAGCCAAGAGCCAAGCGGAAGCATTAACCAACTCCATTCAAATAGCAAAAAACATGAACCCTCTGGGCAAGATGGGCAATGAATTAAAAGAATTGAATACAAGTTTATTACAGACCAGAGACGAAGCCGAAAAGAAAGAAATACAACAGCAGGCGGATGAGTTATGGCAGAAAATAACTGCCCTGCAAGATGAAAACGCAGAACTCGGAAAAAGATTTCCTCAAGACGCTTTAACAACAATACTAAGCGCGACTATTCAATCCGCGCCGCTGACGGGCAAGTCGATGCTCGGCGGCGCCATCGGCGCTGCAGGCGGCGCAATTATCGGCGGAGTCCCGGGCATGGGCATGGGATACAGGCTTGGAAGCTTCGCCGCGTCCAGTGCGGACATGGCTGGCTTGCTTTATGTCGATTTATTACGCGCCGGAATTGAAAAAGAAAACGCGGGCAGACTCGCAGTTATCGGCGGCGGCTTGCAGGGCGTTATCGAGGTGGGGCTTGGTACTATACCGGGGTTAGGAAGGTCCGCTATTAAGGCTGTGGGCGGTAAGGTGTTATCGGAAGCGGCGCAGAAAAAAATCGCGGAAGCGGCTTCCAAGAATTTTATAACAAAAATTTCGCAGAACGTTATGGCTTCCCCTGCAGCGAGGAATATTATATCAAGAACGGTATTTGATACCGCAAGGCAGGCAGGAGAGGAAGGGCTTGAGGAAGGGCTGCAATTCCTTGTAGAACACGCGATGCTTGCCATCGGCGACGCCATGCAAGATTCGCCTGTCGAAAGGGATTTATGGGGAAGCCCGGAGTTTCAAGCGGAGTTGAAACAATCGGTTATCGGTGGTATTGCAGGCGGTATCGGATTCGGAATTGTAGGGCTGCCGCTTACGGTTACGGGCAACATCAGGGATACCGCGCGGCAGGCGGAACAGTTAAAAAACCTTGCCGTTAACAGCGGCAGTAAAGAAGAGTTTAAAGCAGCCGCGAAAGAAAATCCGCTTACAAAGAATTTTAATGACAAGCATTATGAGCAAGTCTGGGACAGTTCTAAAACAGAGCGCGAAGCGGAAGAAAACGCCAGAGCGCAGGAACTGCGAAACAGGCGGTTGTACGGCGCGATGGATCCTAGCGGAGATACTTACAGGAATGAAACCAACGCTCTTTACATGGAACACAGCAGGCACACGGAATCTAACGGAATAACGACCGGAGAGTTTGCCGCCGGGGATCCGCATAAGAGCGAAAAGAACAGTTACGCTATCGGCAATTATGAACTGCGTGGCGACACTGTCGCTATAACAGAATTCAGAATAGGTCAGAAATACGAAGGGCTGCAGGACGAAATACTGCAAAACTTCGCGGACGATATCGGAAGTGAAATTGAATACAACGGACAGCGTTACTCGCCTATCAGCGAAGGGCGTTCTATGCGCTTCGGATGGGGTGAACAGGCAGCACAGCCCATGGCGAAGACCGAAGCCAAGGCGTACAGGTTTGACTTTGACAGGCAGCCGTACACCGCCGCGGACACGCAGGCGGATACTACTGCAAAAAAGAACTTTGCAAAACAGTTAAGATCGCTTGATACAAAAATATCGAGCGACATTGAAGCGGACACGGTAGTGGATTTTTACGACACTGTCGGGCGCAAATGGTTCGGCATGGGCTTCGATTCTTTTATGAGCCGCATGACGGGCGGAAAGAAAGAAGGCTGGGTACACCAGGATTTAAGCGACGCGCAGATTGCGCGCTGGTTTGCGAATAACGAAGGCGTACTAACGGACGCCGCGGCGGTACAGCATATACAGGAAAACCTGACAGACGCGCAGCGCGAGGAAGCCAGGGCGAGCATACACGGCTTTGCGGTGACAGGCGCGGACGGAGTAACCAAGGCGATATACGCCGCGCGTGACGCAGATGTTTCCACGTTTATACATGAGGGAGTACACGCATTTACGAAACTGGCGGAAGCTGTTGACCCGGCTTTATACCGGGGAATGATGGAAGCTGCCGGTTTAGACATGGACGAATACAGCCGCGCGGACGCCGCCGGAAAAGAACAAATGACGCGGCAGGCGATGGAGAAACTTGCCTACGGCGCGGAAGCGTATCTGAAAGAAGGTCCAAAGTCAGTACAGAATACTGCGTTGAGAAATCTGTACGACAAGATTAAAGAGTTTTTAAAAGACCTTGCGGACGCGATAGAAAAGGGAAAATTCTTATCGCCGGAAGTGCGTTCTTTATTTGACAATTTATTCGGGGAGGAAGCGGGTACAGATGGAACGGGAGGAACACAAGCAGCAGCTGATAAATCTGCGGATGATGCTGGAGCAGCTACAGGATATGTTAATAAGACCGAACCAAATATTAGCGATCATTCAGATGATATTAGCGGAAGTGAAGAATTAGAGATATATTCTGAAGATTTAAAGCGCAAGATTAAGGACAAGAGCCTGCCTATCGAGGAGCGTTCAAAGGCGGCGGTTCAAAACGCCGAGCTGGAAATGCTGGACAAACAGGATCGCGACCATGCGCCTACGGCGGAGTTGATAAAACGAGCCAGAAGGATAACAGATCCGGCGCTTCAGAAAGAAGTTATTCAGGAAATCCGGGAACTGCGCAAACGTTACAAAGGAACGAAAGCGGAGTTTAAGGCGCCGAACGGCAAAGAGAGTTTGCTGTTAAGCTCCCTGGGCGAGGAAAAAGGGCGCGAAGCCTGGTATGCGGTCCGGCTTGAGAATTTTAAGAGATGGTTTGGGGATTGGGAACTAGCGGCAAGAATCGAAGCGATAGAAGCTCTGGAAGCGCAAGAGATAAAGCCTGGTGAATCGCTTAATAAAAAAGAAGCAGAGGCACAGATAACCTCTGATAAAAAATTAATTAATAAGAACGATAAGCGTATTGCACAAATTCCATTAAATACAATTGGGAAAATATTAGATCATAAAGGTTATAACACTTCCAGTATTATTAAAGATATACCAAAACTTTTTGAAACATCAGTATTTGGATGGACTGAATCTGAAAGAAATATTGAAGGACACAAACCACACAGGAACATCAAGGCGTATCATAATTATATTAATAAATTTTCAGATGGAAGCAATGAATATTTTATCAGATTTACACTTAGCGAAGAAAGAACTAAGCCGGGAAAAACCGGTAAAAATAATATTCACTCGACAGCAATAAGTGATATATCAATATACAAAAAGACGATGGCTCCGGTCGTTTCCGGGATTATTGACCCGGGCGTAAAGAACACATCGTCTTTCATTGATAATAAATTAATACAATTTTTCGATTCTGTCAACCCTGATTCTATTTCAAAAGTGGTGGATAAAAACGGCGAGCCGCTTGTAGTTTATCATGGAACACTTAATAAATTTGAAATATTTGACAGGAATAAGGGAAAACTTAATGATGCCGGATGGCTTGGAGAAGGTCATTATTTTTACGGTGATTATAACGAATCTACAGGTTATGCAAGGGGAACTGGAAAAATAATGGAATGTTTCATTAATGTTAAAGAACCATATTATTTATCTGAAGAAGAAAACAGAGATTTATCGGAACAGAACGACAGGAATTATTCTAAAGAACATTCAGAAGGTGTTAAAGATGAAGGTTATGACGGAGTTTACTATAACGGGGATTTACGAAAAGAATGGATGGTTTTTAATTCCAATCAGATAAAATCCGCGACAGGTAATGTTGGAACTTTCGATACGTTACAGGATAATATTTATTTCCAGATAATCGGCGAACTGGGAGCTGCCGCCCTTGATAGAGCCGAGGAAGCAACTCACAGGATGGATAATCTTGCTGTTGCAAGAAAGATGGAAGAAGCGAACAAAGATGCAATGGTAATAAGAACAGCGACAGGATGGGAACGCGGCGCAGATGGTAAATGGCGTTATGAGATACCAGATATTGAGATAAATGAAGATGGCTTAAAAACATTAAACAGATGGGATGGGGTCTACCTTAAAGAATTAGTAATTGCAGAAGATTTATTTAAAGCATACCCTGATGTAAATAAAAAAAATGTGTTATTTATTGAACGTGCAAAGAGTTTAAAAGATTATAATGTATTAAAAAGTTATAGTAATGAGTTTGATGGCGTTTTTAGAAAAAAAACAAAAGATATTGAAATAGCCGCTTATCATTTAGAAAACAACATAGAAGAAGTAAAAAATATTCTAATACATGAAATTCAACACGCTATACAAGAAATAGAAGGATTTGCCGAAGGCGGCAACCCGGATGGACTAAGCCCGATAGATATAAAAAAGCAGCTTTTAAAAAAGATACGAGATGCTGAAAGTAAAGCATATAATGAAATACCAGAATATTTAAAAAACGATGCGCGGAGAATAATGCGTGGAGAAGATTCAGACGGATCTTCCTTAAACCGAATACAGGCAGATCCGACAGCAAACACTGTTTGGGCTGATGTTATTAAAGCAATGCAAGACTATGAAGAAGAAAAAGCAAATGCGCTTACAGCGAAAGAGAGATACAATCGTCTCGCAGGTGAAGTAGAAGCTCGCAATGCACAAAACCGCTCGAATATGTCAGCAGCAAGGCGCGCGTATATCATGCTTGAAGCTACCGAAGACGTATCAAGAGAAGATCAGCTTTTCATAGAAGAAGGGATTTATTTCCAGACAGGATGGCATGGCAGCGCGGCTCATTTCCTTCACTTTGACAACAGATTTATGGGCGCAGGCGTGGGTGCGCAAGCGTTTGGTTACGGTCAATATATAAGCGCGAAAAAAGAAGTAGCAAACAGTTACAGAGTAAAGGCGGCAGAAGACGGAGAAGGTCAACTTTATAAAGTAGAAATCCCTGATAATAATGAATTATTAAATTGGGACATGGAATTAAGAGCGCAGAAAAATATCTTAAAGATGATAAAGGAACAAGCAGTCAACGAAGACATTGATGATATTTTTGATTACCGTGGAACAGGCGGAGATTTTTACGAAAACGAATTAACAAAAATGCTCGGCAGCCCAAAGGAAGCATCTGCCTTTTTGAACCGCGCAGGTGTTAAGGGTAATAAACATTTTGATAAAAGAGACAATGCATACAATTTTGTTATTTTTAATGACAGCGAAGTGAAAATTACACAAACATATTACAGTGAAGCGTTCCGGGATGCAGGGCTTTCAGAGTTCATGGTTAATTATCCTGATATTGTTAAGGAAGCTGCGCGGTTTGAATCCGGTGAAGAAATGGCGGAATATTACGCGGAATATTTCGCGATGCCGGATGAGGTGTACAGGAAGGCTCATGCTCTCGGTTATTTTGACGCGATTGCGAGAGCGGCGAAAGAAGGCAACGCGGAAGGCGCGACTAACGCTATTTCTGGAGTGTCCGCAGACGCAGCGGCTACCGCGCTCGCTGCTTACGGCGTGGATTTATCTATCGCGCTGGAAGCGGCAAGCCTTGTAAGAAAAGACGACTGGCAGGCGGCAGTTAGGCTTCTGGAAAATAACGGAGCGCCGCGCATCGATGCTGAAGTCTATGCTGATACAGCGAAGGTGTTTGGGAAGTCTGAAATGCAGTGGCTGGAAAGGATGGCAGCGGATGAGAAGACAACTAATAAAGGCGCATACCAAAAGAACAAGTGGAAACCGGAAGACGGCACTTTCTATGTAGACGCGGAAAATAAAGAACCTGTGAAAATCGGAAAAGAAGATCCGGCAGTAACGCGGTTCTTTAACACATTGGTAGACGGCGCAAAAGAAATATATCCTGACAATGAGAAAGATCCGGAAACGATTCGGGCAGAACTTGCAGGCGAAGAGAGAACGGCAAAATCGTTTGTTGATATGATAAACACTGACAAGGGCTTTGAAGAATTTATAAGCGCGGCTTTTAATGTTCACAGGGACGGAAGAGAACGAGGCGAGACTGATGAAGAAACCAGACAGAATGAAGCGATATTTGACAGAGCGCAGGCGGTATTTAACACCAATAACGGGAACTGGAAAGTCGCATTTGAAAACCTTGCGGCAGGAAAAAGAGTTAATGAACATACAAAACAGATTATCCGGGGGATGATCCGTAACAGACCGCTCCAATACATGGAAGCATACGCGATGATGACCGGCGATGATACATGGCTGCCGCAGGAAAACGATGTGCAGCGCATTAAACGGTTGGACACCGAAGGACTTGTGGATGAAGAATATCTTGAAAAGCAGAGCCCTGAAGAACTTGAACGTATCGGGCGGCGGTTAAGCAGCGACCGGATAAAGAAAAAGATAGAAAATAGAAAATTGTGGCTTTACGATTCAGAACTTGAAGATTACGAAAGACAGCTTAACGAAGATATGGCGAGAGCCAAAAAACTTATCGCAGAACGCGAGGAAGGGTTTAAAGAATACAGGCGATACCTTGACCTTGCAAGAAGCAACGCGCGAAAGCAGCAGATTTTATTAGAACAGGAAGCGTTGGACACAAGCAACGAAGGGTTAAAAGCAAGCCGTGAAAGAACAAAGGAACTTTCAAAAGCGCATAAACAGGTGCGCGATACTGTAAATGAAATGGAACGTTTTATGCGCAATGATTTGCTGCCAAGCCAGCGTGAAGCGTTTATGGAACTGCAAAACCAGTTACGGGAAAGCGAAAGAATACACGCAGAATTGAAAGCCATCGGAGATATCCGGGAGATTAAAAAAAGGAATATCCGCCAGTTATTACGCAAGCCGGATCTAAAAACAGTAAGCTTACATGAGGCGAAATATATTGAATGGATACAGGCACATTTTGACAGTTACGAAGCGGTTGCAAGATTCATAGGGCGAGGTGCGAAGGACATTCGAAAACTTTATAATGAATTTGCGACTAACGCAGAATATAGAGAAACATTAAAAAAGAAACTGCCGATTGGCGCTTACAAGCGTATAGAAAAAATTGTATATGAAGATATCGCAAATAGTAAAGTACGCGCATATGGAACAATCAGCGCACATGATAGGCGGGTTCTTTACAGGCATCTGCTTGACCATCAGGCGATTTTTGAAGAATTGGGTATTGATATTCTTGAAGAGCCGCGCAAGTTTACAAGTGAAGAATGGTACAATCTGCGCATGGAAATGCAGGACAGGATTCCTGCGGATATTTTATATAAAATGGAAGGCTTACTGGAACCGGCTACCGGCGCGGAAAAAGATGAACGTATAGGCAGGCGTTTTAAAGTAGAAGATTTTACTATCGAGGAAATACAAACGCTTGCCGGTGTTGTAAGTAACCTGCGTAAAGAAGGAAGGGAGCGCGAAGCAGCGCGTAAAGACGCAAGAGCGCTGCTGCGGCAGGAAGGCAGAGATAAAATATTAAAGACGCTTTTAGAGAATATGCCCAAGGACGCTGAAAAACAAGGAATGAAAGGCATCGCTTCTACCAAACTGGAAGAGGAAAAACGCTCTGGATTAAAAGGCGTATGGTACGCGCTGCATAACGCAAGGCGTTTCTTTCGCAGGCTGGAAGGCGGAAAAGACGGATTCTTATATGACTTTATCACACAACGGGAATACGCTGCGTTTGACCAGGAGAATGGAAATGTATTTCGGCGCCGCAAAGAAGTTGAAGAAAAATTAAAGAAAGCCGGGATAGATTTAAAAGAACTGGGACGGCATACATTCACACTCTATAACGGAAATACGGTTACGCTTGACGAGATGCTTACATTCTATTACGCGCAATATAACGAGCGAGCATCCCATGCTGTAATTTTTGGTAATTTCGCAACCCAGGAAGAAAGAAATGCGATAAAAGCATTGGCGGACGAAAAGGATATAATCGGTCAAATGAACGTTGAAACGCAAATAGCCAGACGTTATCACGATGATATGAAAAAGCTTGATTACTTTTTTGCGCAGGAAGGAAATGGCAAATACAGAGATGTAATGAATATTATTGGTGAGGATTATGACGGTAATTACGACAGATTAAAAGAGTTTGTAGCGAGAGAATATAACGAAGAACTTGGAAGCGAACCTTATTATATGCCGCTTATGCGACAGGGGGTTGCGGCACAGGAGAACACCGAAGTAGAACAGGCGCTTGCGGACCATGGGCTGTCGCATTATATAAACAAAGGGTTTACCAAAGGCAGGGTTGATATTCCTTCGTTCGGGCAGCAGGCTATACAGGCAGGCTTTTATTCTATGTGGGACAGGATGGTTGTAAAGCAGGAACATTTAATGGCATACGATCCGCTTTACAGGGAATTACAGCAGATATTTAGAGGACAGGACAGCCAGACATTACGCGATACTTTAATAACCGGGCACTCGCAAGCCGGGTTGGACTATGTAGACAGGTTTATAAGCGAGCTGGCGGCGCCGCCTGTGCAGGATAATCTTGAAGCGTTAAGCACATTAAACCGCATTATGAGAGGCCATTATCCTGCGGCAGTACTGGGATGGAGAATTGCCAGTATTTTAAAACAGGCGATAGAAAGCCCGCCGCCGTTTTTTCAGTACGTTGCTCCATGGCAATACGCTGCTGCCGGCACAGCATGTTTGAAACAGGAAACACGCGATATGATCCGCGAGAAAAGCGTATACATGAAAGCGCGGTATTTTGACCCGGCAGCCGCGGTTGTTAAAGAAATGGAAAGAATGTATTTAACCGGCAAACTTGGAAAAGCGGAAGCGGTACTTGCGAAGCTGGAATCGATAGGTATGAAAGGGCAAGAATGGATTGACGCTGTATGCGTTATGCCGGGATGGCTTGCGGCGTATAATAAAAAATTCGCTGAACTAAACAACAAAGAGTCGAACATGAGCGCTGAAGAAGTTGAAGCAAAAGCCGTAAGATACGCGGATCAGGTTGTAAGAGACTGCCAGCCGTCATCAGTTTTAATGGATCAAGTACCTTTATTAAAAGGTGATAAAAGTTCTTTCGCGCGTATGTTCATGCAGTTCCAGACGCCGATAGCGTCGATTTTCCAGCAGTTGTTTATAGACGCTCCGGCTAACTTTAAACAGGGACGGGCTTTACAGGCATTGTGGACATGGGGAATATATGCGTTATTAGCGATTGTTATAGGCGCGATGCATGAAGAAGACGATGACGATGAACTGGATCCGAAGAAACGCGGCATTGACGCGCTTGTTATGCCGATATCGATGGTTCCGATATTCGGCGGAGACCTGTCTTATGCTGCGGAAAGCCTCATGCGAAATGGAAAAATAACAACGCCCAGGCGAAGCAACTTCCCGGTATTGGATCAGGGAATACGCGCAGTTAATCATATTTCGGATCAACAATGGGGTAAATCGGCGAACAATACTGTTAAAGCGTTTATGTATTCGACAGGGTTGCCGGTAGCTGCTTGGCAGGATATTGAAAAAGCGATTGAGACCGGAAGGCCTCAAAGAATAATCGGCATCAGATGATAGCCAAAAAAAACCAAATAGGGAGGAAATTAAAATGATTAAAGCAAAAGAAGAGGGAAAAACAATAACTCAACATTTTATAGCCAGTACCGCAAAATGGGAAAAAGTGAACATGATACTGCCGAAGGCCTGTTGGGGATTTGAAGAAACGAATGACGGAATAATATTGGCAAAACTGGGTAACGGTATAGAAAAATGGAATGATCTTAAATATTTTGATACTGACAGTATTAAAGGGTTGAATGAAAAACTAAAGCAGCATTTGTTGGATTTTAATTCATGTAAAGAAATGATCATTACTGAAACTGAAGAACGTAAAGAAGCCGATAAACAGGAAACTGAAGCGCGGGTAGAGGCGGACGGCGCATTAGACAGTAAAATAAATTCAAAAGTAGAAATGTTATTGGACGATATGAATAATACATCTCAACATTTTAATAACGCTCTTAGTAAAGAAATAGAAGAGCGCATTCAAGATACCGCTGATACGTTAGACAAAGCAAAGACATACACCGATGACGCTTTAAGCGGTGTCCAAACGATTTATCTTGACGGCACTTTATTGACAAGAATTATTAACGGCACTACAGAAGCGGCGAAAAATCTATTTCCTTTAGATACGGTCTTTACATTAGGCAAAACACACATCAATGATGTTGACGGTACTCTGGGCTTATATGTTGGCGCGATTGACGCCGCGACTATTAGAATAAAAACGCTTAGTATTTCACCTGTCGGATTAGGTGAAACTATTAATTTAGGAACCGTGCAGACTCATGCAGATATACCTCTTACGGTTAGTGCGGTAATCGCGTTATTCGGCAGAAGTCCCAGAGTAGATGATTACGTTACGGTTTTTATTGATGAAACAATGCAGGACAGGCGTGTCGAATGGTATATAGGCGGTATCGATTCTGAAGGAAATGTTGCATGGGGTAATCCGGTACCTATAAATACCGGCGATTACCAGCAGCAATCCGGCGCCGGCGACGCAGGCAAGGTTTTAATCGGCGGTTCAAGTCCGGGAACATTTGGCGATTCATTGCCGATAGATACAGAACCCGACGAGATGAGCAATAATCTTGTTAATTCCGGCGGTATTTTTAACTGGTTTGGCATGGTGCCAAGCGCTTTAAAGACTGTAGTAAAAAACGCTTTCGGCGCGATTAATGAGTTGTTTGATACACTTGTAACAGAATTTTCATATACAGCTTCATCAAGACTTTTAAGATTAAAAAGGACAAGCAGTAATTTAGATGTAACTTTACCGGAAGCAACTACGTCAGCTTCCGGGTTAATGACAGCAGCTGATAAGAAAAAACTGAATAACAGAACAATATTCGGCACTTGTGAAACTTCGGCTAGTACAGCTGCAAAAACGGTAGCCTTCGCAAATTACACAAGAGAAACCGGGTCTGTTATTGGTGTTATATTCACAAACTCAAATACTGTCGCGTCCGGAGCAGCAGTAACATTGAATGTAAACAGTACTGGTGCGGCACAGATAATATACAACGGTACAAATCCCGGTCCGTTGATACGCGCAAATATGCTGCATCTTTTTATGTTTGACGGTACTTACTGGCAATTAATAAATCCTTACGCTTTCCTGGTGCAAAATCCCGTTGGTTCAATATATATGACTTGCGCAAGTGATGAAACAACGATAGAAGAAATGGCGAGTAAGCATGGCGGTACATGGGTTAGATGGGGAATGGGACGCGTTCCGATGGGTGTTGGAAGCAGCGAAGCCAATTCAACATCAACATTGAACCCGAGTTTAGCGGAGCACGGCGGTTCAATGTCCGCAGGCGCAGTCAACCAAACAGCTGCCGAAATTAAAGGAGGGAATAAATCCCACA